CCGCATCCGCTTCGACGAGCCGTTCGGTACGCAGGGTCTCGCGATGACAGTCGAGCACGACTTCGGCGTCGGTGCGATCGACTTCCGTGGCGGTTACAAGGACCCCGGCAACTAAGCCGGGCTCCCCTCCTTCATCGCCCCATAGGGCATACCTGAAATCAAGAGGATTCAGACATGAAGAATTTCGTTCAGCCGGGGAAGTCGATCGACGTCGCCGCGCCCGCCGGTGGCGTTATATCGGGCAATATCGCTGTCATCGGTTCATTGATCGGCGTTGCCGCAGCGACGGTGGCGCAAGGCGAGCAGGTAGCACTCTCCACCGAAGGCGTCTTCGAAATGGCGAAAGTTTCCGCCCTCGCCATCGCCACCGGCGACAAGGTGTACTGGGACGCTGCCGCCAAGAACGTTAACAAAACGTCTGCTGGCAATACCCTTGTCGGCATCGCTGTTGCGGATGCAGCAAACCCGTCGGCGACCGTCAAGATCAAACTTGGCGCAACCACGGTTTAAGCCGATGGTCAACCCCTTCGAGCGGCTGGCGAAGGTCAGCCGCTCCACGGTCGAACGCGTTCACGGCAAGGATGTGACGGTTTTCCCGACCGCTGCAAAAGATCCGAACGCTTCTCGCCGGCTCTCCGCTTCCGAGCCACCTTATCTCACATCGGCCTGCTTCTTCGAGAACACGCTGATCGAGAATGACGCCAAGGCGCAGCCATTGAGCGGCATGGGCCGGCTCGCAAATCGCAGCTTGCAGATACAGGCGTCCATTCGCCTTGTGGATGGCAAGCCGCTTAAGACAGGCTACTTCCTCCGGCGCGAGGAGGATGGCGCAATCTTCTCTATTTCGCAGTTCGATCCGGACGGCCTGGGCACAGTGCTCGCGATCCTGGCGACCGATCAGAGCTTGCCGGAGGTGTGACATGCTGGCTGCAGAGGCACTGAGACTTGCCGCGATCGAGGTGTTGCGACCAACGGCGGCAGTAGAGGCCGGCGGCGGCTTCCCGACGCTCGCCGGACTGAATGTCCTTGATAGTCGCGACATCGCGATTGAAGACATCGATCGCAGCAAGCCGTTCACGCCGATCCTCGTCCTTCATACATCGGAGGCCGGCGTAGCGTTGCGGGGGCCTCTCTCATCTGCCGACGATATCACTGCCGATGCGGTGTTAGACGTCATTGCCGAACTGGCAGTCGTCGCCCACGATGAGGTCGGGGAATTTGCCGATGCGCTGGCAACGACGAGCCCGGAAGCGCGCCTGGTACTGGCGGCCCTTTGCTCGCAGGTGCGATTTTTACTTGAACGCAGTCAGGCAGGTTTCCTGTGGCGTCGCATTGTCCGTCGTATCGTGAATATCGAATATCAGACGTTTGCCGTCCCGAACGTCGGGGTGCGCTGGCAGCGCATCACGATGCGCTTCCACTGCGAAATCCGTGACGATGATTTCGAAGTAGACGGCCTACCGGAACCGATAGCCAGCATTTATGCGGCGCTACCGCCTCAGTCCTACGCCAAGGCGAAGCTCGCCGCCCTTGTTACTCATTTTTCGCCGGACGTCCTGCCGTCTCTGGACCGCATCACGATTGAAGCAGGGCCGAACCAGCCCGGCGCACAAGTCGATTTTCCCTGATCATCGGAGGGCCTGATGACCACTCTCTATAAGCCTCGCGACGCGGGCTTACGCATTCCCATGCCTGGCCGACAGGGTGACTGGCCGGCCGATGGGCATCCCGTGAATTTCGCCAGTCCTTACGAAGCGCGGCTCGTAAGAGATGGCGATCTCGTCAAAGTCAAAACCAAAACCGCGCCGAAGGACCCGGCCGGCGAAACCGGAGGCTCGAAATAAATGGCATCCAATATTCCTGCCAACCTGACGGCGCCCCTCTTCACCTTTGATGTGCAGAGCGGCGGCAACTTCGAAGCCGAGACACGGCTGATTCTGCTCGGTCACGGCCTTGCCGCCGGCGCGCTTGCTGCGGATAGCATTGCTCTCTGCAACACCAAGGAAGACGCGCGTCGCCTCGCTGGCGCCGGCTCCATGCTGGAATCGATGTTCATTGCCGCACGTCGCAATGCGCCTGCACAGGAAATCTGGATCGGCCGGGTTGCCGATGCCGGCACGGCGGAGATCAGAACGATCACGGTGGGTGCCGTTCCCGCAGCCGGCGGTCATGGTGTGTTGCAGATTGCTGGCGAATCCGTCTCGATCGAGATCCCGGCCGGCGCGAATGCGAACGCCGTCGCGGCCTCGCTGTCTGCCGCCATCAATGCCTACTACAATCGTATCACCGGGCGCTCTCTGCCCTTTACGGCTTCGGTCGCCACCAACGTCGTCACGCTCACGGCGCGGCACAAGGGCACCTACGCGACCGGGCTGGACGTCTTCGTGCCGGTACTCGACAGTGCCAACGCCTTCAGCGGTCTCTTCACGTTTGCGACCTCCACGCCCGGTGCTGGTGCGCCATCGCTCGCGAATGTCCTTGCCGCAATGAACGACGATCCCTTTGAGATCATCGTTTCGGCCTTCGGCGACACGACGAATCTCGGTCTGCTCGATACCTTCCTCGGGACCGTTTCGGGGCGTTGGTCCTATGCGCAGCAGCTCTATGGCGGCGCCTTCTATCCGAAAACGGACACGTCTTCGAACCTGGCGACATTTGCGCTTGCCCGCGACACGTGGCACCTCACCATGGTGCCGCAGCTGACCGGTGGTGGGAATGGTACGCCAGACTATCAGTGGGTTGCGGCATTCGTCGCTCGCATCGCGCCCTGGCTTGGTGGCGGTGCCAACGGCGACGTGTCGCGCAACCAGACGGGCCTTGTCGTGGTCGATGTTCTGGCGCCCCGTGATCGCACCTACTGGATGGACTACGCCACGCGTGACGCCATGCTGAAGAGCGGTGTGTCGACCTGGTCGGTCAATCGCAACGGCGACGTGACGATCGACAAGATCATCACCCACCAGCAGACCACCAACGGAGCGCCGGACACAACGTTCCGGGACATTCAGGCGGTCTACCAGGTCACCTATGCTCTCAAGAAATTCCGCGCGGATCTTGCATACGAGCACTCCAATAAGGCTCTGGCGCAGGACAATCCGTCGAACCTTGACGCGATATCGACGCCCAAGGATATCAAGGCGACGCTGTTCCACACCTATCAATCAATGCCTGGCGTTCTGAAAAACGCCGCCTCGGTACTGCCTTACATCGTCGTGTCGATCGATCAGGACAACCCGAACCGGATCAATGCGCAGCTGCCGATGGATCGCGTCAATTCGCTCGATATCTTCGCTGGTCTCGCCAACATCTACAGCCAGTTCTTAACCTCCGCAGCGACGGCGTCTCTCTGACGCCTTTCCCACCCTCGCAGCATCATCAACACCCTACTAGGAGGCATTCCCCATGGGTCAGAATTTCGGCGGACGCATCAGCTTGCGTCTCTCCACGGGTGAGATGTTCCCGCTCCGCGGCACTCTCAACCTAAACACAGCAGGCCAATCGAACGAGGCGGTCACCAATCAGGATGGATCAGTCGATCGAGTTGGAACGCCGCAGCCTAGGCGTGCCGAGATCTCGTTCGCTGACAAGGGCATTGACTACGATGCCCTGATGAAGGCCGATCGGTTCAACGTGACCGTGATCGAGGATTTTACGGGCGTCACCCATTATTTCACCGACTCCTTCGTGGTCGGTGACCCTCAGCAGAACCGGGCGAACGGTGAAGTCACCGGCCTCTCGATCTCGGCCGAGAAGTACAGTCGGGACAACGGGTGATGGCTGACCAGGTGACAGTCAAGCTGTCGAAAACCTACGCGGTTCACGACAAGGAGTTCTCGGAGGTTATCCTCCGAGAGCCTCGCTACCATGAGATTTTCATGGAGGGGCGGGGGAAACCTCAGGAGTGGCAGCCGAGCCCTCATGGGCCGGTCATGGTCAGCTATCCGGGGGTAGTCGATTCCTACCTTCAGAAGATCATTGTCGAGCCTGGATACGAGTGCATTGGCAAGCTATCGACAGTAGACGCCTTGGCTCTTGAAAAGGCGGTCCTCGATTTTTTTCCCATCTAGGCGCCATCCAGGAAGATGCTGATTGGTTGGTGTTTCGATTTGGCTGGAACGCAGATCGGGTCGAGCAGATGACGCTAAGCCAGCTGAAGTATTGGGTATCCCGCCTTATCGGCTTTGCTGAGAGGAGCAGAAAGTGACGCGTACCGTTGAAGCACAGCTGCGAATTTCCGCCGTCGACAAGACGGGGCAGGTGTTCAAGTCGGTCGCCGGCAAGATGGGAGAGATCAACCGTCGTGCGGATGCGCTCAATCGTCAGCAGGGTGCCCTCGCTCGGGGTTCTCAGGCGGCGTTTGGGGCGATGCTTCGTTATGCTGCGCCTGCGGCCCTGGCCTACGGTGCGAAACGCGCGTTGACGGACTTTGCAGCCGTGGAACGGCAGATGAACCGCATCGGCATCACGGCCAATGCCAGTGCCGAGGAAACGAACGCAGCGTTTACGCGACTGCAGGACATTGCGAAGCAGACGTCATTGCCTGTCGATCAGGCTATCACTGCTCTCGATACCTTGGTGGCTTCGGGTCTTGATCTGAAGGAGGCCATGGATTTCTTGCCGTCCGTTCTCAATACGGCGCAGGCTTCCGGATCGGCGACGGAGGATATCGCCAACACGGCGATCAAGGCGGCATCCGCGCTGAAGATCGAAACAAGCCAGATGCAGCATGCCTTCGATATCATGGTGGCAGGCGGCAAGGCCGGCCAGTTCGAATTGAAGGACATGGCGACCTATATTCCGGATCTCGCGAACTCCTTCGCTTCGCTCGGATACACTGGTGAGGACGGACTGAAGAAGCTCGTCTCGATCCTTCAGACGATCCGCGAGGATACCGGGTCCGCCTCGTCTGCGGCGACCTACGCACAGAACGTCTTCGGTAAGATATATTCGCAGGACACCGCGACGAAGTTCTCGAAGATGGGCGTCGATCTCCGGAAGGAACTCGATGCTGCGCGAAAAAGTGGCGAGGACACCGTTTCGGCATTCGTCCGGATTTCGAAGGAAGCGATCAACGGAGATCTCAGCAAACTCCCGTTGCTCTTCACGGATGAGCAGTTTCGTCTCGGCATGCAGTCACTGATGACCAGCGCCGATAGTTACGAAAAGTTCCTCAAGACGGTGAACAGCTCCGAAGTCGATGGGACGGTATTTCGTGATCTGGCGCGGGTCACCGGCGACACGCAGTCCAGCATCGACAAACTGTCGAGCAGCTGGGACAAATTGATGAACAGCATTGGCAAGGGCGTGTCTCGGCCAGCGGTTCCGCTAATGGACGCTATCTCGAAAGACGTCGACTACGGTGACGCTGTTCGTTCGAGCCTTCAGAAGCAAGGTAAGGGTTACTGGGCAACGGAAAGTTGGATGGCGCTCAATCTGCCTTTCGGTTCGTTCTCGAAAAGCGCGGAAGCCGACAAGATGGCGCTGGCTGGCGGCTATAGCGATCCCGACTTCATTCATCGCATGCGGCAAGGTCCGAATATGCCGCAAGGGCCGCGTCTGGGAGATCGCAAGCTCGACCCGCACAATCTGCCATCATCGGGTGTGCCCACCCCGGGGGCGCGGCCTGGAGTGTCACCTTCGATTGCGAGCGTCTATGGCGAGTATGCGCGGAGCCATCAGCCGTCCGGGCAGCCGGTAGGATCGGGCGCGACGATAGCGGGCATGCCTTCGCCCATAGGGGTGGGATTGACCTCGTGGATGAAAGACTTCTTCCGCATGCCCTCGAAGGAAGAGTTCCGTGACGCGCTGAAGATCGATGCGACGGGCCTGAAGGAGTCCGGCGACGAGGCTGCACAGAAGGTGGCCGACGGCGGGCGGGAGGCTGGAGCTTCGATCAAGGAGTCTGCTGCTTCGCTTCAGGCGGCGGGTAACAGCATCAGCTCTGCGATCCTGTCAGCGGCTGAAAAACTCACTACGGCAGCCGGCGCTTTCAACCGCGCCACAAGTATTCGGCCCGCAGTCAATGCAAACACCGGGCGCTCGATGCCACCGCAGGCAGGCGCACCGGCGGGCGGCGGCGGCGGGGGCGGTTACTAGGAGTAGGCGATCATGCGGGACTGGACGAAAACCCTGCGCCGCGCGAGCTTTCGCGGCGTTGAATTCTGGGTGGACTTCGAGGATCTGTCCGCCGGCAAGCGGTTGGCGCTGCATGAGTATGCGGGCGGCAAAGTCACAAAGGTGGAGGAGCTGGGGCTCGCTACCGCCGCATACGGGCTGACGATCTACTTCGTCAGCGACGTCGCCGACATCGAGGCAAGGGCCTTCGCAACGCTGATGCTAGCGGACGGACCTGGCTACCTTGTGTTGCCGATCGACGGCGGGATGATGGCAACGGCGCAGGATTTTCGGCGCTCACGTGAACAGAGGCGGATGGGCTACGTCGGCTATGACGTGACGTTCATCCCGACACTGACTGAGAGCAACGTGGTTCTCTCGATCGGCGATGTCACCGCGGCAGTCGCAGATGGATTTGCTGCCGCGGCGGCACAGTTTGCAAGGTTTTTCTAATTTTAGGGGCTCATGATGGCGGCAGATAGAGACACGATCCTGTCGTGGCTGGCGGACCTTTCTGCCGCCATCGTGACGGATACCGATGATCTCGCCGACGTATCGGCCCGGATCGCGGCGGCTTCGAATCTCGACGCTTCGGCTTTTGCAAGTGAGACGCTTGCGCTGATGCGGGTCATTGCCGAGAGCGTCGACGATGCGTCCGACTTCGACCGGTTGGGCCAGTCGGTCGGTGCGACCGGGACGACCGCCGACGCGATCGCCATCATGCTCGGCATGGGGCTGGCGGTGGCGGGATGCCGTCCCGATTGGCCATCGCGGCCGATGGCGCGCCGTGCCCGGTCTCGGGTGGCATCTGCTGGTGAGGCCGCCGCGTCCGCAATCGATCAGCTCGGCGGCGACGGTGCGGAGCTTTACGCCTGGTCGACGAACGTTATCGCGACAGCGGTTCGGGTGATCTCGGATCTGGAGGCCGATGCAGCCCCGATCATCAAAGTGTCAACGGGCATCTCCCTGCCGTCTACCGTCATCGCCTATCAGCTGTACGGCGACGCAAACAGGGCTGACGGTCTTGTTGATATCGCCGGTTCCGCAACGCCGCTTGTGATGCCTGTCCTCTTCGATGCCCTGGCTTCCTGATGCTTGAATTGATCACGATCGACGGTTTCCCGCCTATCAAATCCATCTCCGTCAACATGTCGGCAGAGGAGGCGGTCCGCACTGCTGAGGTCGCTCTTGTCCCGCAAGGAAGTGGGGTGCCGGTTGTGCCGGGCCAACCCGCCGTGATCAAGGCCGGCAAGGATCTGTTGCTGACGGGTTACGTCCGGGATGTACGTCCTGCGCACGATGCGGGTTCTCACACGCTGACGGTGACGATCTGCTCGCGCACCGTGGATGCGACCGAATGCTCGGTGGAGCATCCTACCGGCGAAGCAATGGACAGGGATCTTGCCGCAATCGCCAAGGAATTCGACGGCCTTGGGATTGGCGTCGAGAGCGACGGTACGCTTCCCATCGAGCCTCGTCACAAGCTGCATGTCGGTGAGACCCTTTTCTCGACGATCGAACGCCGGGCGCGGGGTCGGGGAATTCTTATCTACGACACCCCTAAAGGAAAGCTGAAGCTCGCGACCAAACCGGAAGGCACACACAAGGGCGGTCTCTACTGGGGTCGCAACATTGAGCAGGCATCGTCGGAACTCACCGAACGCGGGCGCTACAGTGCTGTGAAAGTGCGAGGGCAGGCGAGCGAGGGGACGGACAAGCAGCAGCTGCGAGCCGAGGCAACCGCGCGTGACACAGGTGTGAGCCGTAACCGGCCCTTGGTCATCCCACATGAAGGTGAAACGACCGTTGATCGTTTGAAAAAGCGCGCCGACTGGGGCGTGAAACGCGGTGCTGGATTCGCGGCAACTGCCTCGATCACTACGACTGGCTGGCGGGATGGTGGCGGAGCAATCTGGAACCGCAACTGGCTCGTCTACGTCGAGGATCTCTGGATCGGCATTGAAGGCATGATGGTGATCAAAGGTGTCAGCCTTACACAAGACAGTGAAGGTCAAGGCACGGTTGCCGTCCTTTCGCTCGCCGACCCTCGCGCTCTTGGCGGGGAGAACCCTCGAGGCAAAACGGCAGGGGCGTATTCAGCGCCTGGCGCCATCACCGTGGAGTACGAAGACGAATGATCGGCAAACGGATCGAGCTCGATGGCGCAAACCTCGAGAAGGCTGGGCAGCAGTTTGTCAGTGGCCGTGCTTTAGCAAAGGATGGCTATACACGTATCCACCGAATAGAGCCGGCGGGGTTTGCCTCGTCGCCGATCAAGGGAGCGAAAGCCTACCTGATCGCTGCGAATGGTGATGCTGATCAGGCCTACGTCTTTGGCGGGGAGCATCCGGGGCATCGCCCTGTCGATCTCCCTCCAGGTGCGACGGCGCTTTATGATCACAACGGCAATGTGATCAAGCTCTGGATGGACGAAGTCATCATGGACTTCGGGAGCCGCACTATCACCATGACGGGCGGCGAGTGGAAGATCGCCGGCAACGTTACGATTGCCGGAAACTTGGAAGTTGTAGGCAATATCCATGCGTCGGGCTCGATCATCGACGATGGTGGCAACACGCCGCACCATACTCACTGAGGGCTCGTTGTATGCTGAAGATCATTCCGGCTGATGACGCCGAAGAGCCCTATCGCGCGCCGGATCTCGGGTGGAATGGTTTCGTCGGCGACCTTATCCTTAACCCGCTTATCCATCCGCTCGCGCCTGGTGATTTTCGGGCCGAGCAAGGGCTCGCGACACAAGTTCTGATCTGCCTGATGACGGATCGGCGGGTTGAAACGAGTGAGCTTCGGGACGGCGACGAGAACCGGGGATGGATTGGTGATAGCTTCGATGTGATGCAGGGCGAGACGCCGATCGGCTCACGGCTTTGGCTATTACGGCGATCGGCGCTCTTTCCGGGTATTGAGACAAAGGCCGAGGACTACGCCCGCGAGGCGCTCCAGCCGCTCATCGACCAGGGGACGGTCTCCAAGGTCGACGTGAGTGCAGCTGCCGGCACTAACCGCCTGGATCTGACAGTCTCGCTCTATGGGCGAAACGGCGCTCAGATCTACAGCTCGAAATTTGAACTTCTCTGGAGACAGATTGATGGCGTGGCAAATCCGCTCGCTCAGTGATGCGTCCGCTCGCGTCCGGGGCGCCTTTCGTCAGCACATGCCGGGCACAGATTCCGCCCTCGCAAACAACTTCGTCACGGTCGTGGCCAAGGTCCTCGCCGGCATGGCGCACGAGTTCGAGCTGCGCATGGCTTATCTTGCCAAGCAGTTGTTCGCGTCGACGGCCACGGGCGCTTTTTTGCTCCGCCATGGATCTGACATAGGGATCTACCGCAAGCCGGCGGCGATCTCGTCGGGGTCTATAGTCGGTTCGGGAGCACCGAACGTGACCTACCCCGCCGGCATCCGCCTGATTTCCGGCAGCATCACGTTCGTCTCGACAACGCCTGCTTCTGCAACCCCGCTCGGGGCGCTGACTTTGAAGGTGCAATCCGAGGTGACCGGTGCGGCCGCGAACCGTGATGCCGACG